GCAGCGCGGGAACGTAACACGTTCTGGCACGAGTTGACACACGCCATCCTGCACGAGATGGGCCACGAGCTTAGCCGCAACGAGAAGTTTGTCACTGAGTTTGCTGACAAGCTCAGCGGGGCTGTGGACAGCGCAAGGTTCGACTCGCATGTCTGAGCACCAAGTCAAGTGGAGCCATAGCTCCCTCAAAGATTTCGAAGGTTGTGCTCGGCGCTACCATGAAGTGAAGGTGCTCAAGAAGTACCCCTTCCAAGAGACCGATGCCACACGCTACGGCGTGCAAGTCCACGAAGCCATCGAGCACTACATCAAGGACGACAAGCCAATCCCACCACAGTACGCGCAGTTCCAGCCGGTGGTGGACGCAATGATGCAGAAGACTGGGCGGGTGCTGGCTGAGTATGAGATGGCGCTGACCAAGGACTTGAGGGTGTGCAAGTGGGACTCCCCGAATGCGTGGGTCCGCGGCATTGCCGACATCTTGGTTGTGGACGACGACAATCTGACCGCATGGGTGGGGGACTGGAAGACTGGGGGCAACCGCTACCCGGATCGAGACCAGTTGGTGTTGATGTCTATCATGACCTTCGCACACTTCCCACACATACGCAAAGTCAACAGCGCCCTGCTATTCATTGTCAAGAACGACATGGTCAAGATGCAGATGCAGCGGGATCAAGCCGACGCTGCATGGTGGAAGTACCGTGAGCGTATCGCACGGCTGGAAGCATCGTTTGCAAACAACGTATGGAACCCAACACAGACACCGCTATGCGGGTGGTGTCAGGTGACCGGGTGTGAATTTAACCCCAAGCACTAGGAGAAAGTTATGACCCAAACCAACGGCAAGCGTGACTACAAACACGCATACAAACTGCAAAAGAAAACCGGCGAGACGCAAGACCAACTCGAGCGCCAGAAGGCCCGTGGCCTGTACGACAAGGAGGGCGTTGACCGCGCCGGCAAAGACATTGACCACATCAAGCCCCTGCGTGCAGGCGGCAAGACAATCCCCGGCAACCTGCGGCTGCGCGGGAAGAAGGCCAACCAAGCGGACAACGGCCACTGATGGAAATCCTAGACAATAAGGCGGTGCTGATACGCACACGCAATCCCGGTAAGTACACCGTCATACCCAAGAGCCGCGTCATTGAGGATCATGGCAACGGTGGTTATACAGTGGCGGTGTACTGGGGGCTCGATGAGATGCGGGTGCTCAAGAACCTCGGAGTCAAGAACACCCCCTCACCTATCTCCCGCAAGTACGACTGGCCCGGGCGCTACATCCCGATGGCGCATCAGATTGAGACAGCTTCATTCCTGACGCTGCACCGCAGGGCGTTCTGTTTCAACGAACCCGGGACAGGCAAGACACTCAGCGCTCTGTGGGCGGCTGACTACCTGATGAAGCGTGGTGAGGTGCGCAGGGTCTTGATCCTGTGCCCGCTGTCGATCATGCATGCAGCATGGGTAGGCGACATCAACAACAGCGTGATGCATCGCAAAACGGTGGTCGCCCATCACAGCAGTGCTATGCGTCGCGTCGAGCTTGTTCAAGGTGACTACGAGTTGGTGATCGCCAACTACGAGGGGCTCAACCTAATTGCCGACGAGGTCAACAATGATGGCCGGTTTGATCTGGTCATCGTCGACGAGGCGAACGCGTACAAGAACCCCAGCACACAGCGGTGGAAGTCTCTGGCTAAGATCATTCACCCGCACACATACCTGTGGATGATGACCGGAACGCCTGCCTCACAGACACCTGTGGATGCGTATGGTCTTGCCAAGCTGGTCAATCCGTCTGGTGTGCCTAAGTTCGCAACCGCATGGCGGGACAAGGTGATGAACAAGCTGACCGCGTTCAAGTGGGCTCCCAAGCCCGAGGCCAAGAATCTGGTGCACGAGGTGCTGCAGCCTGCCATACGCTTCACCAAAGCGCAGTGCCTTGATCTGCCGCCGGTTGTGACCGTGACAAGGGATGTGCCGATGTCGCCACAGCAGGCCAAGTACTACAAGCTGCTCAAAGAACAGATGCTGTTCCAGACAGCGGGCGAGACGATCTCAGCGGTCAATGCGGGTGTCGCCGTCAGCAAGCTGCTCCAGATATCGGCAGGCGCTGCGTACACGGACGACAAAGAAACCGTAGAGTTCGATGCATCACCGCGTATGAAAGTGCTCATGGAGATCCTCGAGGAGACTGACCGAAAGGTCATCATCTTTGCAATGTTCCGCTCCAGCATCGCCACAATCACCGCCCACTTGACCAAGCACCATATCCCCAACGCACAGATCCACGGGGATGTGAACGCCACCAAGCGCGGGCACATCATCAACGACTTCCAGAACACGGATGCGGTGCGTGTTCTTGTCATGCAGCCTCAAGCCACTGCACACGGTATCACGCTGACTGCGGCGGACACAGTTATTTTTTATGGGCCGTTGATGAGCGTTGAGATGTATTTGCAGTGCATCGCACGGGCTGACCGCAAGGGGCAAAACTCTGATAAAGTGACCGTCGTGCACATACAGAGCAGCCCCATTGAGGTGCGGATGTTCAAGGCAATGGCGGGCAAGGTGGGTGAGCATGCGCTGCTCGTCGGGCTGTTCAACCAAGAGATAAAAAATAATTGAAAGGAGCACTTCATGAAGCAAAACTAGGTGTATGATTGTCAAAGGTTTAACAAACCTGCCAGTAATAACAGGAGAAATAAATGACTGAAAGCAATGAAGGAGCCACTGTCCCGATGGACACGTTGGCCCGGGTGTATCGCAAGATGCAGACAAAGATTCAGCAGATGACCGCCGTTTATGAGACGGAAGTCGAAGTGCTGAAGGCGCAGCAGGAAGTGGTTAAGACCGCCTTGAAAGACCAGATGCTGGCACTTGGCGTGAAGTCCGTCAACACGGCGGAGGGCACCGTCATCCTCTCAACGAAGACCCGCTACTCGACCCAAGACTGGGACGCGTTCAAGGAGTTCATGAAAGAGAATGACGCCCTCGATCTGTTGGAGAAGCGCATTGCGCAGACCAACATGGCTACCTTCCTGCAGGAAAATCCGACCCTCGTACCGCCGGGGCTCAATAGCAATAGCGAGTACGCAATCAGCGTACGCAAACCAACCAAATAACCAAAGGAAAATCAAATGAGTAATGTTGCTCTCTTCAACCCCGGCCAAGTGCCGGCCTTCGCTCGCAAAGCCGAGTTGTCTGACATGGCTAAGTCCCTCGCAGGGGGCGGTGGCGGTGGTGGACTTCGCGTCAGCATCAAGGGCGGCGTGTTCCGTCTGGTCAACAACGGCAAAGAGGTGACGGCAATTGATGACCGCCATCTGGACATCGTGCTGGTCAAAGCCGCCCCCAAAGTAGCGCGAGTGTTCTACGCCAAGAGCTACGACTCCGAGAACACGTCGGGGCCAGACTGCTGGTCACCTGATGGCGACACGCCCAGCAACGAGTCCACCAGCAAGCAGGCTTCGCGCTGCTCTGAGTGCCCCAAGAACATAGCAGGTTCAGGTCAAGGTCAGAGTCGCGCATGCCGGTATCAGCAGCGTCTGGCTGTGGTGCTCGAGAACGATATGAGCGGGGGTGTGATGCAGTTGTCGCTGCCGGCTACGTCCATCTTTGGTAAGGCAGTTGAGGACAACCGTCCGCTGCAAGAGTATGCCCGCTGGCTCGTCGCTCAGAACATCAACCCCGAGGCTGTCGTCACCCGCATGCGGTTCGACACCAAGTCAGAGAGCCCCAAGCTGTACTTCAAGGCGCAGCGCTGGCTGTCAGACGACGAGTACGAAACCATCTTGGAGCAAGCGGCTTCCGATGACGCACTCAAGGCCGTCACGATGACCGTGGCGAAGATGGACAACGCAGTGTCGAAGCCGCTTGAGTTGGCCGGCAAGCCCCCCGCCAAGGTTAAGCCCATCCCTGCTCCCGTAGTGGAAGAGGAAGAAGAGGCTCCGCCCCCACCCCCCAAGGCCAAGCCAGCCGCCAAGGCCAAGCCTGCTCCCGCACCCGTAGCGGAAGACGAGCCTGATGAGCCTGTCGTGCGCCAAGAAGCCCCCAAGAAACCCGCGGCTCCCGCCAAGGGTACGCTGGCTAGTATGGTCAGCGACTGGGACGACGAGTAACTTGCGCAGGGGCTTCGGCCCCTGCTTTTTGCTATGGCCTACCAACCACACCTAATTGCGCTGATCAAGGCACAGCGCCTAACCCTTGGCGTTCGCCTCGGACGCTGGGCTGTGTTCCTTGATTTGCCCGCTGCCAAGATTGCACTGGCGATAGGCGCTACCCGCCAGTCCGTGTACAACTGGATGAAAGGCGGCGAAGTATTCGTTGCGTACCGCCCTGCGGTTACGCGTGTCATTGAATGTATGCAGTCGTCCAAGACGGCTGAAGAAGCATGGGGGAAGATATGCACGGAATTCGACCTGAGAACTTGAGTGATGCAGAGCTTGTGCGTTACGCATGGCTAACCGGCCCCGCACAACTTACCCCTGATTGGGTTGCGGAATTGATCAAGCGCCTTGAGCACAAGCTCGACGATCTGAAATAACACAAGGAACGCAATGAAACCGCTTGAGTTTCTAGCGGATGTTCTGCCGTCTCCGGGTCACGGATGGTACTGTGCGGCGGAACTAAGCTCATCAAAAAAAGAGCACGTGTTTGTTGACGGTGTCGACGCGGTGAAGCCCACGATCAAGCGCTGGCTTGATCGCAAACGCGACATCTACTTTGCACTGGCAACATTCAAAGACAACGTGGGGGGCCGCAAGGCTACCAACGCGGCCTACATCAAGGCCATCTTCATCGACATGGACGGCTACGCATCCAAGAAGGCTGCAGCACTAGCGCTGTCTGAATTTCTGGAGAAGACAGGACTGGACGAGTTCGGCACGCCACACATCGTCGGCTCTGGTGGGGGCCTGCACTGCTACTGGGTACTGACCGCACCCGTGGACATCGCGACATGGAAGCCGATAGCGGAGAACTTCAAACGTCTGTGTAAACAGGAGGGTCTAAATATTGACCAGACGGTCACTGCCGACGCAGCGCGGGTGCTGCGCATACCCAGTACGTACAACTTCAAGAAGAAGTATCCTGAGCCACGCCCGGTTCAGTTCCTTGCGCAGGGCAGCGGGCCGATTGATCTGAAGCGCTTTGGCGCAACGATCCGTGGGCTGTTGACAGCGGCGTTCGCGCCGGCCAGCAATGCGTTCGTGGCAACCATT